GGACAAATGCCCCAAGACATGGGTGGATTAGCCCCGCAGTCTCCTGACGGATTTGGTGTTACGGGTGATCACGATATATTGCCGCAAGAAAACGGCATGGATGTTGACCGATATAATTCTGGTCAAGAGCTTGCGGTTGAAACTGACGATGATACGTTTGATACCATGGCGTTATGGGATGAGGGGGAATTGGTTCGTATTGAGGATAAACGCCCGTGCAAGAAACACAAGATTATTCATTATCAGATTGCGGGTGACTATGAGCTTGATAAAACCGAATTTCCCTCAGAACAATTGCCGATGCCTTTTGTTGATAACAACAGCTACTATGACAAAGCGGGTAAACAGATCACACGTTCCTTCTTTGGTGATTGCCGTGATACTCAGCGCTATATTAACTATTTACGCACGCAATCAGCGTATATCCTAAAGGTTAGTCGGTACGACCAATGGATTGGGTCTAAAAAGAATGTGGCGGGTATTGATACGCAACGAAACTGGCGCGATCCGACCGCAATACAAGGGATGCTTACTTATGACGAATCACCGAGCGGTAATAAACCGGAACAGATACGACCCCCTGAGCTATCTGCCTCTTTATTTCAACAATATCAGCTTGCTATTGAAGATTTGTATACATGTACTGGCCTCTACCCTGCTCGCATGGGGAATAATGGAGATGAGGCATCAGGAAAGGCAATTGATGCCAGAACCCGTCAAGGTAGTTACTCGACGTACGTCTTTTTTAACTCAATAAATCGGGCTATTGCGGTCGGCGGTGAGATTGTTAACGAAATGATACCCCGTGTTTATGATACCGAGCGTGTTTTAACCCTTATGATGCCTGATGAGGGGATGCAAAACATTACTATTAACAAACAGCGCGATGAGTACGGTGAGCAAATAGAAAACGATATTCGTAAGGGTACGTATCAGGTTAGGCTTAAACCGGGACCAAGCTATGAAGGTCAAAAAGAGCAGGCGTTGCAAAGCTTGCGCGAAGTATTACAGGCCGATCCGACCGCGTTTAACCTAATTGCCGATCTCTACGCTGAAAACTTACCGCTTATGAACACGCTTGAAATTAAAAACCGTCTTAAAACACGTGTATCACCGGCTATTATTGAAGCGGGTAAAACAGGGCATATGCCCGAACAACAAGGGCCATCGCCTGAAGAGCAAGCGGTGCAAATACAGCAACAAGCGCAACAGGCCGATCAGCAATTTAAACAGGCACAAATTCAAATTAAGGTACAAGAGCTTCAGCTTCGTGAAAAAGAAATGCAATCAGAGATTGAGATTGAGCGCATGAAATTAGAGATAGCTCAGATGGAGCTTGCGGGGAATGTTGAAGAGCAACGTATGCGCTATTTAGCCGAAACCGATAGAACACAAAGCGATAATGCTATAGCGCACGCGGATAATATGGTTAAGATTTTAACGCATAAAATAGGGTAGTGGTTACTTACAAAGGAGAGGGATCTATGAGTATTAGTAGTATTGACGATCTGTTATTGGGGGGTGGAAGCGCTGATATCCCGGCCGAACAAAATGATAACGTGCCTACAGAGCCTGAGCCAATTGATGAGCTAGACGGTGATGATTATGAATCTGACGAATCATCTGACGAGCCGTCAGGTGACCTGACAGATGATTATGAACACGCACAAGACGATGATGATGAAGAAGAGGACGCGCCCGAACAAAAGCCTAAAAAGAAAGCAGAACCTGAGGTTGATGAGTACGGCAATGAAAAAGAACCTGAGAACGAGGCAATACGTGAACGATTGGCGCGTCAAGCACGCAAACACCAAGCAGAACTGGATGAACTACGCGCTCAATTAGCGCAACAAGGCGCAAGCCAACAGGTTCAGCAAGCCGCTAAAGACTTTGAATACGATCCGGATGCGTCGGGGGATTGGCAGCAACAATTAGCAAGCTTTGTGAAACAAACTGTTAATTCTATGAGTAAGGAAAAAGAAGAGGCGGCAGTGCGGCAGCAAGAAGCTAAAGCGCAGGCTGAATTTGAAACCAAGTTTCGCGATGGCATGAACCGCTTTGATGACTTTAGAGAGGTAATAACAAGCCTGCCTTGTGAAATAACGAACCCTATGACGCTTGCGACACGGTCTATGGAAAACCCTGCAGCCTTTTTATATGCGGCGGCAAAACGACACCCTCAAGAGCTTGAACGTATTTCAAAGATACGTGACCCCTATGGGCAAATGATGGAAATGGGAAAACTAGAGGAGCGTATGCGTAAGAACAAACCAACGACGAAAGCGCCCAGACCTTTGGCGCGAACACAAGAAGATACGACTACTAAAACCAAGCCCAAAGAAAAAGATACAAGCGGCGATGATTTATTGGCTAAAGCTGATGCCAAGCGCTTGGCAACGGTAAGAACACGTTTAAGGGGTAATCGATGAAGTTTGTAAAAAAACCAATAGTTATAGAGGCCTATCGATACGGTATTGATAAGCCACCGCACTGGATGTTAAATCAAGACCATATCACCCAGCCTAGTGATGGGTCGGCGCTTACTATTCACACGCTTGAAGGCGATATGATAGCAACCGCAGGCGATTACATTATTAAGGGCATTGCGGGGGAGATTTACCCCTGTAAGCCTGAGATATTTGAGGCAAGCTATTCACCCTTTATGGAGAGTTAAGATGAGCATTTTGCATGCCTATATGGGGCCACGGTTACGTGATAGTGGCTGTGTTCAAAGTGAACCGGATAAGCGTTACGATCGTGATGCGCTTGGCGATCTAAAACACGGTCTTGACTTGATATTCGAACTTAAAACACGTCTTGATGAGTTGCACCCGATAGCCGCCGACACTCTAATTCGGCTGTTATCACATTAACCTAGTATACCGAATTCGGTTACCACTTATCCGAATTCGGTTACTATTTGACAAAATTGTGATAAGCAGTCTACTATTCAAATTGATGAGTAAGGGACTCCATCACCCACGCTGTACCTATAGACGCGTATTTAGATGTCATTGTCGACCGTCGGACAAATGAAATAGGAACCCAATTGCGGGTATTTATTAATTTGTTCATGGAGAACATACATGGCTAACGTCTTTAGAGAGACGCAGTACGTCTTGGATGACGTATTCGTACGGTTTTGGAACTCACTATCTTTTGCAAGAACATCGAATAGAAATCTTGAAGGTGATTTTAAGAATTTACGCTTTGCAACCGGTCAAACCCTGGATTATCGCTTGGAAGAGCGCTATTTAGCGGGTGAAGGTGCGTCAGCTACAGCTGAAGCGCGCGTACAAATTATTAGACCGCTATCAATTACCAAACAATTCCGCACCATGATCGAATACACAGGCTTTAACCTGACATTCGATAGAGCTCGTGACGAGCCGTATTTGGAAATGGCGAACGCCCCTCGTGCTAAGCGCTTGGGTAACTTGGTTGAGAAATTCATTGCTTCTGAGTTTCAGACCAAAACATATCAGGCCGTTGGTACACCGGGTGTTCCTGTTGACTTTAACACTATTTTAGACGCTGACGCGTACATGACCGAGCTTGCAATTCCTGAAGACGGTAAGCGTTATGCGGGTGTTGGTCCACGTATTGCTGCTAACTTGTCCAACGATCTCTACACCACATTCAACAACACCGTAAACACCGGTGCGTTGATTGATGGGTTCGTAGGCCATCTGTCAGGCTTTGACTTCTTCAAGACCAATTTCTTGACGCGTCAAATTGCCGGCGCAGGGCAAGCGGGTGGTGCACCCCCTGCAGGCTTTAAGCTAGGTGGTACTGTAACCAACGGCCCAATCGTTGGCGGAAATACCATATCTGTAACGGGCTTAGTCGTCAGTACTTTGGCGTTTCGTAAAGGCGATATCATTGAAATTGATGATGCTGCTGGCGTGTTTATGGTTAACCCGCTGACATACGATAGCTTAGAGCAACGTGCGCAGTTCGTAGTAACAGCAGACGTTATCTCTACAGGCGGTGGTACCGCAGATATTCCTGTTAACCCCACTATCGTTATTGACGGTGCGCGTCAAAATATTTCTGCAGCCATTCCAAATGGTGCGCAAATATTGCTACGTGATAGTCATAACGTATCTTTGGCATACCACTCTCAAGCGGTTGTATTCGCAGCGCCTCCTTTGAAAGAACTACGCGGTGGTGTTGAAGCGGTTACACGATACTCAGACCTCTATAAATTGGCTATGACCTACTCTTTAGGTGCGGACATCCGTAACTATGAGCAGTTAGATCGTATCGATTTAATATGCGGTGTGGCTATTAACCCTGAGTTTGCGGTTCGAATCTGTAGCTAAGTTATTACATGAGCTCCTGTGTTATTACAGGAGCTTTTTTTGTTATTACCGGAGTTAGTTTTATGGAAGGATCACCAGCACTTTATTTAGGTCGACCTGTATCTAAAGAGAATTTTAGAGCGTTTATATACGCACCCGATGGGCGCCAGAGATTGGTTGAATCATGGGACGAATTTGAAGCAAATATGCAGTCAGGCGTTTGGTTTGCAACACGCAACGATGCAATTGTTAGCAAACAAAGCGCGCCAAAGCCTAAGACACGCCAAAAAAAGGCGAAAGAGCCTGTGGGTGTATTGAGCGAAGTAGACGAGCTCCTTAAAGAAGAATGTGACGAACACGTGCCTGATGACTTGGCGTTTGAAGTAACGGATGATTTTTTACCTAAGGATTAGCAATGGCATCAACGGTTCGTGAGTTTGTTTATCAAATGTATCGACTAATAACGGCCTCAAACCCAACAATACCGTTGCACGGGGATGATGAGAAGCTGGCTATTCGCGTTATGAACCAAATTTTAAACAATTACGCATCGTCAGGCTTAATGCTAACTATTGCCAAAACAGTGTCGGTTGATATTAACCTACCTGTCAAAGAGATTTATTTTACCGATCCCAATTATGTGGGTCCTGTAACCACCCAAACAGAAACGGTGGGCTTGGTTGCGGCATCTCCTGTGTTTAGTGTTGCAGACGGGTCGCTTTATACCGTAGGCGATGGCGTATCGGGGGGCGGAATTCCAGCGCTTACATACATTATTGATATCACGGGTAACGTGGTTACTATAAGCCATAACGCAACGCTTAACGGCAATTCTATCCTTACTTTTTCAACGGAAGTTCCGCATCCTAACGTGGTGTATATCAAAGAAGGACGTTTGGCTAACTTAGACAACGCATGGCTTGTTTTATCAGGGGTTACCTATCCTCTGATTGATAAAAGCCGTGATGAATTCTTGGCGGCATGGAAATATGAGCCGTTACAAGGTTTGCCGCGCTTTATTATTACGTTTCCCGATACGAATATTGTACGGGCGCAACTATACCCCGCACCAAGTCAGTTTTATACATTCTTTGCGCGGGGTAAGTTTCAAAAAACAATTTTGACATCCAATGATACTCTGGAAGGATTGCCGGAGTATTTTGAGCTGTTTTTATTGTATGCAGTAGCAAAATATGTATCGAAGTTTAAGGGACGTGGTTCTGCATGGACGCCTGATTTAGAGGCAGATTACCGGGAGCTTAAGGATAATATGGAAGCGGCCTCGGAGGTTAATTTATCTATTAGCGGCGATCAGCAATCATTATTAAACGGCGCTTGGCGCACACGGGCGGGGATATAATGGCTAAAAATCCCGATGGCGCTCAAATAGAAAAGTTACCTATTTTTTGTTATTACGACAAACAGCGTTTTACGCAATTTGGCGCAATGGACTGTGCCAATTGGTATGGTATTCAATGTGAGTCCGGTAAAGATCAGCAAGCACTATATCCTGCTATGGGGCGTCAACATATCCGGTTTTTAAATCAAAACCGGCTTGTTTTTAACGCACAGCCCCGTGTTGAGTACAAGTCAATTAATTATTTATACGTGGTAGACGGTACCTCGGTGTATCAATACGACCGGTTTTATAGCCGTAAAACCTTACCCATCAACGTAGCACTTGGCACGCCTATTTGGTGGGCTACATTGGCGGTGGGGTCAATTGTATACAATATGATGACCGATCAGAATAATATATTTGTCATACGCGAAGATGGGGCGGCGGTTACGGCGGAGGTGGTTACCGATCCAAACGCACCGGGCGGGTCAACAACGGGCGGTAAACCGCTTTATGTTGCAGCGTTTGGTAACCGCTTTGTCGTAAGTGTAGCGGATACGCCTGACTTTTATTTGTCACAAATTAACCTTTCGGGTAATGCTAATACCTATTTTACCGATCCGTCTCTTGCCGCGGCCTTGAACGCCCGTGCTTCCGGTGTGATTGGGCAATTTGCGGTATTACATAACCAGCTTTATATTATGAACGACTTTAGCACGGACGTTTGGGCAAATATTATTACCCAAATTACGGTTGGCAGCGTAACCCGTGAGTTTCCTTGGAAAATTAACAGCTCGTACAATTTTGATTTTGGTATTGCCGATCCGAACAGTTTATCGGTTGATTTTGGGATGATGGTTTGGCTTGCTAAAAACAGCAACGGGCTTGTTTCGTTTATGATGAGCAATGGGCAAGCGCCTCAAGATATATCGTCGCAAGCGATTAACGTATTGCTTGAGAATTCGACCCACCCTGATACGTTAAGTCCGTTTTTGCGATCTGAGGTCGATGGGTTTTTGTACCAATATGAGAATACTATATTTTATAGAGCTGTTGCGGGCAAATTCGTTGACTTTGGTGAATTAGACATTGTTGATACGGCCAATTCTGTTGAGTACAATTTTGAAACAGGCAAGTGGGGTCGTGTCATTGAGTTAAACGGTGAACGTAATCGCATCCAAAAACATGTTTATTTTAATAACCAGCATTTGGTTATAGTCCAGGGTGATTCGGCCATATATCAGATGGCGGGCAATATCTACCATAATGAATTACGTAACCCTGATCAGCCTGATGCGTTAGCTGATGATGCGTTTTTAAAATACCCAATGCGTTATGAGTTAGTAACGAAACAAATTTTTCAGCCGGATTATTCTGAATTTGAGGACGAATATGTTGAGATTGACTTTGTTTTTGGGAATAAGACGTTTTATGAGAGCACTGCACCGTTTGCTAACACGACGTATATTGTGGCCGAAGAGAGCACACCTGAGAACCCTATATATATTTTGTCAGAGGATGATAAATACCTTATTACTGAGGGATCAAACACACCCGCTTTTGATGACAATCATTATAACGCTTTATTTAAACCTTACCTTGAGTTGTATTATTCTGATGATGGCGGGGAGACGTTCATTCCTGCCGACGTAAGGCCGTTTAGTCAGCTTGGCCAATACCGCTGGCGTATGCGCTGGTATGAGCTGGCCTGTAGCAGAAACCGTTGTTATAGGCTGGTTTGCGTAAGCTCCGCGCCTATTGTGATATTGGGTGCGGTTCGCAATACACGGCGTGTAAGCGGAGGGGCTAATTAATGACTTTATTTTTAGATAGGGTTGATGCAGCCCCGGTGGCTAACAGCAATTTTGATCCGCAATTTTTGCAATGGATATGGGTGTTGGTAGATAGTTTGAACGAAAACATTAACGACATACAAGATGCATTTAATTTATTAAACGCTATGAGCTATACCGCCGTACAAATTGCCCAGATGGAATCTGACGGTGATTTAGGCAATGGAATTTTGTTGTATGATACAACAAATAACGTCTATGTAGGGAAGCAGGGCGGGGCGCTCGTTCAATTTACGACAGCCGCTTATCCATAAGGAGATGAACTATGAGCTGGCTATCAAGTTTTTTACACCCCGGCAAAGGCTATGAAGCGGGTCAACAGCAATATGATAAATATTATGGGCAAGCCCAAGGCGCGTTAGATCCCTATAATCAACAGGGACAGGAGCAGTACGGTAATTTAAACAATTACATTAATAGTTTAATGGATCCCGCTGCATTGCAAAGTAAGTGGGCGGAAAGTTACACCGAAAGCCCTCAAGCTATACAAGCGGAAAAGATGGCGCAAGAGCACGGTTTAAACGCTGCTAGCTCTATGGGTCTTATGGGATCAAATACCGCGTTGAACGCAACGCAAGCCGGAACCACACAAATTGGTTTAAACGACAGACAAAACTATTTAAATGACTTAATGGAAAAATACAAAACAGGCGCGGGTCTTGCGCAAGGTATTTACGGAACCGGTGCCGGTGCTGCGGGACAAATGAGTAACAATGCGATGACGCAGGGAAATAACTCAGCGCAAATGCAATTTGGTCAGCAAAATGCGGGCGGTAGTACGCTTGGTAACATATTGGGTGCGGGCATAGGTTTAGCGGGTAGTGCTTTAGGTGGTCCAATAGGCGGTGCGTTAGCGACACGATGGAATATTGCAGGGGGTAAATAATGGCGTCTAATATCCGAATGCCGTCCTTACCGGGGGATGCGCTACTGAAAGGTATTGATACCGGGTCTAATATGTTTGCGAAGATGATGCATCCTATTATTCAGCGCGAGCAATTAGCGCAACAAATGAAGATACATAAAGATTCGCAGGCTTTGCAACAGGCAGCGTCTGCGCGTGCGGCTTCATTGGCGCCACTTCATAAAATGATGTTAGAGCAACAAATATTAAAATTAAAAAACTCTAACGATCCTATGTATGAAATTAATAATTTAAAAAAGATGATGGAAGCTTTTGGTGAAGGAGGCGCTCCTCAAACAGAAACCATGGCCAAGGATATGCCCTCGTATATACCTAGTATTGGTCAACAGTTTGGCGCCAACCCTAATAATCCATTGCCTGATGATCCGATTCAAGAGAGTCAAATCCCCTCTATAAGCGATGAGAGTCAAATTCCATCCATAAGCGATGCTATGGGTATAACAACTAATTCTGAAAGCGTTATACCCGGTGTTCACGATGCGATGGGTGCAGGTTCAATGCAGGGGCAACAGAATCCTTTGCAAAGTTTTATACAAAGCGTTGCAAATAAACCCACTCCTAATAATGCCAATCAAATACCTCAAATGAACCCTGCTATTATTAGTGAGTATGATGCGGCCAACTCAAAAAAAGGATCGGGTGGTATTGATATGGAGGCTATTAAAAAAAGCCCTATATTACGGGGATGGTTTAAAAAGAAATTCGGATTTGATCCCGGAGCACCCGTTCCTGAAACACCTGAAGAAAAATTACAAAATCAAATCAGATTACATCAAGCTAATAAATTATTTGATATAGAGCACCCTACTGCGGGTAAAGAAAATGCGTTACGAGGCCCTGCGCGTGACGCCGCAGACTTAGCCCGTCTTAAACAAGAAGCGGGTGAAGACAGTGAAGTATATAGAAATGCTAAAGCCGCTTATGATGCTACGTTAGACGCTAAAAAAGACTTACGTGATTTACGTGCGCGAACTAAAGCGGGATTAAAAGTAGGTGAAAAAGAGTTTTTTGATGAAAAAACAGGCGAGCCTTTAGGTAAAGAAATTCCTTTGACGGCCAAAGAGCGTGAAGCCGAAGAGGGAAATATTTTATTTAATGAGTTTTATCCTTACGTGTATAAGGGTGGTGCTCCTTTTTCTGGTGAAGGCTCTATAGGTCGATTACAACAAGCTGCTGCGAATTACAAAACCGATCCTAAAGCGAGGGAGCTTTTTGATAATCTTCTTTTGTCAGACAAAGCTATAGCGGCAACCACTGTGAACGAGGCGTCCACTCTTAAAGCAGGTAAAACAAATACTACTTATAAAATGCTTAAAGAGTCTCTTGAGGCACAAGATATTCCAAAAATGATTAAAAAAGTTATAAAAGAATATGGTGTTCCACCTAGTGCACAGCTTAAAGCGGGCATGCGTTACCAAAAACTATTATCGGACGCAAGGAAAAAAGCGCGCAAAGGAACTCCAGCAACCCAAAAATATTATTATAACCCTGAGCGTCAAGCACAATACGAGCAAGAGCAGTTAGAAGGGACGACCGATAAAAAAGAGACGAAGGTTATTAACGGAGTAACGTATTATCCTGATGATCAAGGGGGGTGGGAGCATGACTAGACAAAAAGTTACCGATCCTGCGTTGCTTGCACAATTAGGGGAAAGTCCGCGCCAAAAAGTGACCGATCCTAATTTATTGGAGCAGTTAAACTCAAATGATGATCCTATTGAGGATGATGGAGATTATCTTGATAATTTGCCTGCACCCGAGGGGTCGCATCCATTGCGATCTTTTGGCATTGGTTTAACGCATGCGGCCAGAAACTTACATAATCTTCCCCATGATATTGCGGCAGGCATTGAGGGTTTAAATAATTGGTATATGGGCAAAGATCCCTACTGGAAACAACAACAAAAATCTGATAATACATTTAAATTATCCGAACACTTACCCTACGACGATCAAAGCTATGCTGATGTGTTTGGTCAGAAAGGCGAAGGAACTATGATGGATAAATTTATTCAGAAAGGCACTGAATATGCTCCTGATATAATTGGAGGATTAGGGCTTTTGCGAGGCGGATTTAGACGCTTAACCGGCGCACATCACCTTGATCAAGTAGCACGTGCTATAGAACAACGAGGCGTGAATAATTTTAGCTTTCACCCATCTACTGAAGCCGAGGCTAGAAATTATTTACCTCGAAGCCATGCAACCGAGGAAATGTTAGCCAGAAGTAATGCCGGTCATTACCCATCTTCATTTTCCACGCAGTCTCAAATAGGAAAACATCAGCGCGACCTGGCTAAGTCTCCATTGGCCTCAGAGCGATTACTAGCACCTAGGGCTGGTGAGTTAAAACAAAATATGCTTGGTGAATTAGAGGGCGCTCTAAGGACTTCTGGAATGCATAATGAGGCTGATATGTTACGAAATGGGATTAATAATTATCGCCAATACAAACAAGTAATGAATGCAGCAATGCCCGTTATAAAGTATTTAGGTATTCCAACAACGATATTAACTTCTCTAGGTTTTGCGTACAATAAAGGTAAAAAAGCATTATCGGATTAATATTGATTGCACACACATTTAATACTAGATGCGCTGGCTTCACAGCAAGGGGATGTTTTTTCAAGCACATAGGATAAAGCTAAACAAGATACACCGAATATAAAGAAAAATAATAACATAGTCTACTCCTCAAAATTTGAGTATAGACCATGTAATGGACAAAAATCAAGCATAATAAGGACTAATTATGAGTTTGGGAATCCGGGGCAGTAATCCTATATGGCTATTGGCCGACCTACAGGGCAATTTATTCGATGACACGTTCTATATGTACGTGCTTGAAAATACAATTCCTTATATTCCAGAAACGGTTTGGCACGATCCGGATATGAATATTCCATGGACTAATCCAATACGGTTTTTGGGGAACGGTACGCTCCCTGTCGACATCTTTTTTGCGCCTGATACCGTGTATCGTCTTGAGTTTCGTCAAAATAATGGTGTTAACCCACCGTCACAAAACGACCCTTTAATCTACGAGGTTAATGATTATATTCCCGGATCGGATGGTTCCATACCTGTTGATACGGTAGCTTTTGCCTCGTCAAATCAGGTAACGAACCCACAATTTTCGCTTATTAACTTTACATCACCGTACGTGTTTACAGGCACCAATCCCGATCCTATTAACATCGCACCGGGTTGGTATTTGGAACTTGCCGGAACCGGTACGGTTACCATAACACAAGTACCGTTAAGTAGTTCCAATACAAACCCGTCCAACGCACCTTATGCGTTGCGAATTACCATCAACGGATGGACAACCGATTCGGTTGTATTGCGACAACGGTTTGAACAAAACGGCATGCTATGGGCAAATAAAATAGTATCATCAACCATAACCGCGCGCCTTGATGGCGCACCTCAACGTATTAGCGCAACATTGGTGGACTCAAATAGTGACGTATTGGCATCGGTTCTTCGCCCAACCGTCATTAATGAAGAATGGAACGAATACACAGACTATGGCGAATTACCTGAAACAGAAAATCCCAACACGCCACCTGCCGCATACGTTGATTACCGATTGGCAATCCCAAGCAATATAGATATTTATGTGACCAGTATTCAATTGGTCGTGCAAGACTTGCCTTTTGAGCCAAGCTTTGAACAAGACTCAATTAACCGTCAAATTGACCATACATTCAATTATTACAAACCATGGATTGAGTACAAACCAATACCAAGTTATACCGCGGGATGGGATTTTTCGCTAAATCCTGCGCAATTTGGTGAGACAGGTGATACTTTAACCCCTACTAGTATCGGGGTGAATAAATCAAAATACGCATGGGATCAGACTATTTTATTTCAATCAGCTGATGACAGCCTTGAATGGTCTCGAAATAGCGCGAGTCGTGGCTTTGTTGTAACGCCATTACTCGATACATCCTTTGCGGTTATTCAATATTTACCGCAAGCGATAGCGCGTGATATTTTATCACAGCATAACGCCATCCAGCTGCGAGGTTTTGTATCGGTTGGCACCTTATCAGGAACAATAAGTCTTTTTTGGACGGACGATGTAACGCTTCCTGATTTAAAGACACCTAACTTTAATTCCCTAGTGGCATCCATTACGGCAGGTGTTCCAACAGCTGGTGGCGGTGGTATTCACGGAAATTGGAATGCTGTTGCTAACGAATCAAACCCAACCAGCGTACCGTTTCAATTAACCACATCCGACGTTGCTGTAAACGCTATTGGGTTTAATGGCATAGTAGCCAAGAATGACGCCACTTATTTGGCGGTAGTGGTGGCGTTCGATACATTCACCGCGGGACGGGATTTAACGCTAGAATACATATCCCTTGTGGGTGGTGATATACCTACACGACCAGCACCGCTAACACCTGATGAAGCACGAAGCCAATTATACTATTATTATGAAAGCAGCTTACCTGCAGGCCAATTTCAACCACAAGGCTTTAACGGAGGCCTATCGTTCTATCAAGTGGGCGCTGTAAACTCAGGCGGCCAAGACGGGTTTTTTGCCACAACGTTTGGCGTACAGTACAAAGAAATGAAACTCATGGTTCCTATTTTTACTGTATGGTCTGGTAGTTCTGGAACGCAAGACAATGTGACAGGAATTAACGTGTTCAACGGCATAGTGCAAACCGGGGGCGCGGGAAATGTGGCTATTACGGCATGGACTGTACTATACAACCAAACAACAGGGAAAACATTTGCGCCAAATTCTGCAGCGGTATTACACCCGGTGGTTCATGATGTTGGAACCACATCGGCGCAGGGGTTGATTAATTTTCATTATACAGCTGATGCCAGGCTTGGAATTGTTTTATCATAACTTAAGGACAAGAAATGACTATTTCATACAATGCAAACTATATAGAAACTATGCCGTTTAGCGATACAGCAGTACAAGTTAATTGCGCAGCCAACACGGAAGAGACGTTTACTGTTCCCGGTACTGCGTTGCAGCAATATCAGGCGTATTTTGAATACACGAATACGTCCAATGTTTTTGTTCGCCTAAACGGGGTGCCTGCAGTCCCTGCCAGCGGTACAGTAGGAACAGAGCAATACAATGAGTTTAAACCTAAAAAACGCTACGTCAAAGGTGGTGATGTGCTACACTTTATTACACCAGACGCTACGGCTTATGTAGGCGTTTCATTAAGGCAATTACAAGGTTAATGATTCATAATCACAAGGAACTGTGAGATGGTCGATACGATAAAGTTTAGCGATTTTGCTAACGGTGGTGATTTAGCGAATAATGAAACTACCGTGGGGCTGGATGCCGGCGTTAATACTCGCTTTAATAACCCATGGACGTTTTTACCCCCCGGTGTTACGGGCGATAGACCTACGCCTGACGCGGCTATGTATTATCGTCTAAGGTTTAATACAACGCTTGAAGTTTATGAGTATTACGATCCGACCACCCTTACATGGACGCAATTGTCAGGAACGGGTACGGGTACGGTTAACCCCGGTGTTGCAAATGACATTGCATTTTATGCAGCCAACGGGCAAGCGGTATCACCTATTGCAGGTGCCGCTAATTCGGTGCTTGTTACTAACGGTAGTGAAGTGCCCTCTTTAAGCACTACACTACCTGCTGGTATCAATATACCAAGTGCTGCTATTACCGCATCCACCGCTGCATTATTATCAGGATCGGTGGTTGCGGCACCTGTTGCGGGCACAGATTTAGTGAATAAAACGTATGCCGATGGCCTGTTTGGATCGGGCGTACAGTCTTTGACAGGAGCCACAAACCAAATTAGTTTTAGCGCGCCAACGGGCAACGTAACTGCATCATTACCACAAGATATTGCGCTAGGAAGTACACCAACCTTTGGCGGGTTAACTTTGTCATCAATTCCGCTAGGCAGTTCATCAGGGGGTACTGGTGTTAATAATGGGGCGTCCACTCTGACCTTAGGGGGAAGCCTAGCAACGGTTGGAGTTTTTGCTAGTACCTTCACCATGACTGGTATTACAGGGGTGACATTCCCAACATCAGGAACTTTAGCAACCACAGCTCAAATTCCCACAGGTGCTGCTCTTACAAGAACTGATGATACGAATGTGACACTAACACTTGGGGGTAGTGCTTCCACTGCGTTGGTTAATGCAGCATCCTTAACCCTTGGGTGGACTGGACAGCTTTCTGTGGCACGAGGCGGTACTGGTGTTTCTTCGGTTACTATTGCGCCTTCAGCAACTGCATTTGCAGGATGGGATGCTAATTCGAATTTATCGGCCAATAACTTCTTGGGTGGATTTGCAACTACTATTACAGCTGCTGGAACAACTACGCTGACAGTAGCCAGTAAGCAGATACAAGAATTTACAGGAGCAACAACTCAGACTGTAACTCTTCCTGTGACATCGACTCTTGCTGCTGGTCATCCCTACCAGATAATTAATAACTCGTCTGGCAACGTAACCATTAACTCTTCTGGCGGTAATGCTGTCTTGGTAATGGCGGCAAACACAGTGGCATGGATTACCTGCGTATTGAACAGCGGAACAACGGCTGCCAGCTGGAACGCCAGTTATCTATTCGATGCTGGAGCTGGGGTATTATCCATCACTGGCACTGCGAATCAGGTGTTAGCGTCTGCTTCTACTGGAAACGTCACATTAAGCCTACCTCAAAGCATTGCCACCTCAAGCGCAGTAACATTTGCCAGTGTGGCGTTTAGCTCCACTTCTGGAATTATAGGATCGACCACAAATGACAGTGCGGCGGCTGGAAGCGTTGGACAATTGATTTCTGATGTGGCGTCTCCAGGAACATCCTTGACAAGCACTGTATCAGTCAATGGAACATCAATATCTTTGACGGCTGGTGATTGGGATGTATGGGGAAGTTGTTACTTTAGCGGACTTACAATGACCCTGCTTACTGCGGGCATAAGTCAAACTTCTGCTACATTGCCAGACATTGGGTTATGCGGAAGTATTGGCGGCACATCATTGCAGTCTAGTAATATTGTGGCTCTACCTCAAAGGGTTTCTCTTGCTTCCACGACAACAGTCTACATAGTGGCAAATGGAACATTCACAGGCTCATGTAGCTTAAACAGAGCAAATATTTACGCTCGTAGACGGAGATAATATGAAGAGATATTTATTGGGATCGCTATTACTAATTTCATCCTTAGTTACTAATGGTGCGTGTGTCGATCCCAATCAGATTTTGTATTTCACCAATTCACTTTTGACACGCAAGTGCTCATGGGTAGACACGATTGACCTATGGAGAACTACAAACACTCAATACAGCACTGTTTTTTTCGGAGATTCATTAATTGCTAATGGTTCATGGGGCGCAGGCGTAGGCAATCAGGGTTACGGTGGTGACACAGTACAGCTACTGTTACAGCGCATTGATATAGTTGTCGCTGCAAACCCGACTGATGTTTATATGCTCATCGGGATAAATGACTTTTGGCGTGGAGCAACGGCAAGTTGGATTTTCGCATTGTACAACGGCACGATAAATATATTAAAAAATGCAGGCATCAACGTCCATGTTATCTCTACGCCACACTGCAATGAGGCGATGCAGGGTGCGACATGCGTTACTGCAAACGGCAAAATTACTACATTGAACGCAAGTTTATCAGGCGTTTCCGGCGTTGATTTTATTGACGCTGATGCTCTTTTATCGGATGCGGGTGGCTTGAAATCTATGTACACCACAGATGGAATACATTTGAACAATGCAGGATATGCTATTATTTACGGATTACTTTAACTAAAAAGGAAAAAAGATGGAATTAAACGATTTATTATTACGTGCTCAAGAATTGCAGCAACAATTAGCCAATAACAAACAGGCTGTTAATGCGTTGACGGAGCAATTAGAGTATGCAAAAGCTGAGTTTCATACTACAAACGGTCGAATACAAGAAATTATTTATCTTGTTGATGTAGAAAAAGGGATTCAAAAGGCTAAGGCAGATGAGGCCGCCCGATTGGTCGCTGAACATGAATTGAAATTAAAAGAACAGGAACTTAAAAATGAAGAACAATAAATCCAGGATGGAAGAGAAAAACGTTCGTAATCTTGACAAGAAGGACGGCAAGAAGATGGAAAAGAAAAAGATGCCAATGAAAAAGGACTGTAAATAACAAGGAGCGAGTCATGGCTTACGATGATATTCCAAGAAAACCAATTGAAGTGCGGGAAGGGAAAGGAGGAGGACGCGCAGGTCATGACGAGCTTATTGATCGCGCCGGGGACTCTGGGAAGTACGGTGTGCGAACCGATGCAGCTGCAGAGGGCGTGGGCTATTTAGGTATGGATGATATAGACAGAATAAGACGTAAAAATTTGAAACATAAAACCAGATAATTATAAGGAGATAAAATGGCTATTTTAGCAATTTCAAGGGACTGGGGTTCTGAGCCTTCAATTGTACGTATTACCACGGACAATACGCTGGCAGAAATTACAACGTCTGAGTATTTAGAACAACCCGCAATTAAAGCATCTATTCAAGCGATTAATAACGGTGATTTTGAATGGCTAGAGGGTGACTTGGCCGCTATTAATTATGCGGACGGCGAAGGCTTCTTCAATCACGACGAAGATAACAATACGTTTACAGTGGAAGTGCAACCCGGAACGTTATCAGAAACATTACCTGACGGCGATATATTTGTCGGTAACGGGTTGAACGTAGCTACAGGCGTTACACCATCGGGCGACATTACATTAACAAATACCGGGGTATTCGGTATTACAGCTGGTGCAATTGTCAACGCTGATGTTAATGCGGCGGCGGCTATTGCGTTTAGTAAATTAGCGGTACTTGCCAGTGCGAATATATTGGTGGGTAGTGCGGGTGGTGTGGCGACATCTGTTGCTGTAACAGGCGATGTCACTATTTCAAACACAGGGGTTACCGCTATTGCTGCTGATAGCATTGTTAACGCTGATATTAATAGCGCCGCCGCAATTGCGTTTAGCAAGTTAGCTGCTTTACCTAGTGCGCAAATACTCGTTGGTTCTGCTGGAAACGTAGCCACGGCTGTCGCTGTTACAGGTGATGTGACAATATCCAATGCCGGCGTGACTACAATTGGCGCGGGTGCTGTTGACTTAGCTATGCTATCCACTGGCATTGCACCATCTGGCGTGATTAAGTTTATGGGTCAAGTAACCTCTGTTGGTGGTGCTGCTGCCGAAGCGTTTGCGGTGGCAGGCGCGTTAGCTGCTAGTGATAGAGCGTTTGTGCAAGTTGTAAATAATGGAACAGGTAACGTTACTGTTCTGCAAGCCGTAGTAACCAACGATACATTGACGGTTACGTTTAGTGCTGATCCGCAAAACGACACTGTAATCAACTATCAATTAATACGCGCTGCTGCTTAATTATTAAGGCCGAGAAATCGGCCTTTTTTATTGTCAGGAGTTAATCATGCCAAGATTTAGCAACGCATCATTATCTAAATTAGCCACATGTCATATTGATTTACAAACTTTATTTAAAGAGGTTATTAAAACATTTGATTGCACTATTGTTGAAGGTCATAGGGGTGAAGAAGCTCAAAACAAAGCATATGATGAAGGCTTTAGTAAATTACGCTGGCCTCACGGCAATCATAACAAAAATCCATCACAAGCTGTTGATGTGATCCCATACCCAATTAACTGGAATGACGAACGCTTGCACACATGGTTTGGCGGCTACGTCTTAGGTATTGCCCAAATTCTTAAATCCCAAGGGAAAATGACCCATTCCATTCGATGGGGGGGCGCATGGAATGGTTTAGGCAAATTAAACTCACCAAGTCAATTTAACGATCTTGTTCATTTTGAGCTATTGTAAAAGGATTTTAAGATGGCATTACACGCCGAACAGGCCGAACATATTAATATAGTAAATTGGTTCAATTATCAATTTCCAGAATTGGCTGATGATTTACACCATTTTGCCAATGAACGAAAATGCTCAGTGCAACAAGGCAGAACATTAAAACGCATGGGCGTTAAAAAAGGGGTGGCCGATTTCTTTTTGGCAATCCCCTTAAACGGCAAAGCAGGATTATGGATTGAGCTAAAGGTTGGAAAAAATAAACCTACAAAAGAACAAGTGGCGTTTGCCGAACGAAAAAAGTGGCGGCATTATGAATTTGCTTTTGTTTGGGGGTTTGATGCGGCTAAGGAGATGATTTTAACCTATTTGAAACATTATCTTGCAACTAGAGACGGAATTGTGCAGATTTCTTGTACATAATGAAACCAATTTGTTAGTACTAATTTTATACTAATTTCTACCAAATTGGTATTAGTAAATTACGCTTATAAAACAAGCACTTAGGTGATTTTGTGGCTCTTAGGTCTGATTATTTTACTTACCGGATATTGTAAGTATGGTATAATTCAATTCAGATTTACTGATTGGTTTTAAAATGAAAAAACATGGCCCTAAGCGCATATTAGAGACAAAATATCTTTATTGCAATAAACATGGTGATTGTGAGCATGTTGAAACTGGAATAAAAATTAAAAAATGGAAGTGTTGTGCTTGCACGGTAGATTATTCTTCTAACTATAGGCGCAGGATGAAACAAAAGGCTGTTGATTATAAAGGTGGGTCATGTGAATTATGCGGCTATTGTAAATCCATTGTTGCATTAACTTTCCATCATAAAAATCCTTTATTGAAAGAATATGAGCTTGCTGGAACGGGACTTTGTAAGTCATGGGATAAATTGATTCTTGAGTTAGATAAATGTCAATTGCTTTGCTTTAATTGTCACCATGAGGTTCATGAGCAAGAAGATCGTGATCGGATTGAATCCAATAAAAAACCTCCTACTCAATATCATAAGAAAGATATACATAAAATTAATTCAAAAAAGCTTGGTAAAAAACCATCTTTATAATCGTGATAATCAGACCGTAGATAAATCTATCTTATTATTATCTCTTAAATACTCACGGCATTTTATACAATAGATATTTAATGGATTACATTCGGGGCAATGATTTTTCCATTCGTGCTCGCAATAGTTATCAATCATTGCCTCTGTTTTATAAGCTAAGGGACCAAAATAATCTTTGGATTCTTTGTTTATAGCAATAATACTATTTACACACCCCAAAATTTCTTCAAGCTCGTCTTTGGTAAAGTCATTCATACAATCGGCCTTATTTGTTTATCAATCACTTCTTTTGCTATTTCAATATGGTCTCTAATCACTTCAATATAATGTTTTTCATTCTGATATTCAGATAAATTAATTCTTAACGCACTGTACATTCCCTTGTAATTTACTTTTATTTCAACCATTAGCGGCTCATCACTCATTTGACTCTCCATCCTCTAAAATATGTAATACCAATCCGCTCGGCATAACAACGGAGTCTATAGTAGCCGGGCTTTGATTGTCGCCGGAAAAACCAAAAAGCGCATAGTCAAATAACGATAAGCTAATAATGCCTAATATGATTAATATCAGTGATAGGCATTCCTTTATTGTTCTCATTTTTGTCCTTAAAATTCTATTTTTGTTACAAAGGGGAATATTTTAGATATATTCTCTTCTGGACAACATTTTCTATTCCACGAATAAGGTCTTCCGTTTTCGTCTGCAACAACACTGTAAGAATCTACGTCCGTTTTTTGGCATAATTCCCCGATTTGGTTAATAAAAAATTGATCTTCTTCTACATCCTCGAAAGTTAACACGTCCTTTTTTTCTAAAAAATTAAACTTAATCATTTTTGTCCTTTTATAGTAGTAAAATCCAATCGCGATTCTGGAACCATATTTTTAAATCCGTCTTTTTTCCATGTTACCCAAGCATTCCCTTTGCCGTCTGTGCCGTTGACGTGCAATGGTTCTCTGTCACCGCCATTATGTATGTAAAAAGCTGGGATTGGATATTTGTGTTTTTTAATCATTTTCCAAAACCGCCTTACCTCTTATTAAAAATTCAGCCTCATACGGAAGTATTAGCCTATGGATTTCAGCCTTGCATCGCGAGCACTTGTTGGTTGTTGGTATTATTACTTTAGATTCACCATCTATATAGTCTATTCTGTATGGTCTAAAATATTCATCATGTCCTAGTAATTTGCATATTAGTCGTTTAATCATTAATCACCTTATCCTCAACGCTACTATGATTCAAAATCCATTGTGCGAACTCTCGCTCTTTGCAATTCAGCGTTAACTTAAATCCTGATAAATCATTAGTAGTTTCTATGCCTGAATGAATAGCCCAATTACCATTATCTAATATGATTTTAAGAAATAATTCTTCTCCAGGCTGATTTTTGTATATCTCTATTTTCATTCTTTGATTTCCTTTAGTTTATCGGATTGTTGATTCAATATTGCTGAATACAAATCTATACGCTGTTGTTTCGGAATACAAAAATGACCAACGATACATAATGAATCTTTTAATACATCAATTAATATTAGTAATTGTTTTTCAGTGATTAACATTCTGCTATCCCTTTTTCGCATTTCCCACAATAAGTACTGTTTATCCACTCATGCTCGCAATAGTTATCAATCATTGCTTCAATCTTTCTGCACAAATCCTCATAATGTGATGCTGTCCAACCTATTAAATTTTCATCTTCAATACAAAGCTTTAAGGCTAATAATTCGTCTTTCGTGAAGTCATTCATGCTCACTATCCTTTTTATTACCTATAAAATTAATAGCATCAAGAATTTTTTGTTTTGCATCTATAAAACCCGATAAATACTCAACCGAATCAGTTTGTCTAGCTCTTGTATTCCAATTACCTACAGCTTCGTCTATATCATCCCCTCTTTCGCCTTTAGCACCACAATACCCACAAGAAACACGAAAATCACCGTAATTTCCCTCTATCTCATGCTCGTAATCTCTTTTGCCACAAAATGGACAAGGTAAAAAATCATTCATTCTCATACTCTCTTAAATCAGGATAAGTAGTGCTTTTCAATCTCACAGTCCATCCACAATTAATACAAAAAGCAACAAAATCAGTACCAATATGAAATAGTCCGTCATCATTAAAACAGTAACCACAAATTAGTAATTCTTGCTCGATTTTGAAGGGAATTATTTTAGTCATTCATGCTATCTCCTTTAACAAATCTCTTTGTATAGTTAGCTGAAGCACCATAGATTCCAAATCATCAAGTAATTCATTGCATTGCTCTAAATCAGGATTAATTATTTCAGTTGATTCTATTTGAAAACAAAATCCGCCTTCATATTGCCAATCTATAAAATAATCAATCATCTTCAGCATCCATCAAATCAGCAATCGCATTGATTAATATTTTTGCTTGGTGTTTATTCATCAAAATGCATGTTGGTTTGTTTGGATCATCATCAGGTCGCTTAAGATAAATTCTATAGTCTCCAGAACCAGAAAATTGCACTGTAATTTCTTGGTTATACATATCTTGAAAAGTTGTAAATTTCATCAATAAGCCTCCGCAAACGCATACCATAACCCGTCTGAATCTCGATTAGTTTCCCAACCTACCCTGCGATTTCCGCAGTCACATCGCCTATCTTCAGTATCCCACCCAAGGCAATTACGGCCATCAATCTCATAACAATTTTTGCCCTGAAAATCTACTAATGCATTTATAGTCAACATATTTATCTGTGTTATCAAAAGGTCTTGCATATCGAATACCATTCGATACATGCTCACATGTCGATTCATTCGACACATCATCAGAACCTGTCGAAATTTCTTCGTTTTGTAAACATGTCCAATGGTCTATTTGCGATTGGATTAGGGCTTCGCGGGATGGGTAAAGTGCGAATTCAGCGCGACTTGTATTAATATTATCTTCTGTGACAATATCATACCTGTAAACATCGGGGGTATAATGAGCCTCTAATATCGAAGCCATTATTATTTTGTTGCTAGAATTTGTAACCCATACATACTGCCCAACCTGATATTTAGGCTTAGGCTGCGTAAGCTCTTTGAGTTTAATTAGTAGGTCGTCAATATCTTCACAGTAATGATATATATTTTTCCAATCTCTGGGGCATTCAAGATAATAATTGGTTCCATCATGCTTGCTATGTCTAATTGTTAAAAGACAATATGGTATTTTTTCAGCCAATTCATGCGCTTCACGTAGCTTCTCGTAGTCAATCATGGCCATATCACCCAAAAAATTAATTGAATTATCCCGCAAAAGATACACCCAAGAAAAAAACCAAATGAGATATCCTCGTTGTGGTAAATTTGCTTTAGCTTCTCAAAGTCAGTCATGCTTATGCAGCTCCGCTAGTGATGTTTTGTCGCTGTAGTCATCAATCATTGATTGGATTTTACGTATAATATCTTCGCACTCATTCCAATATTTTTGACTCATACTCACGTTATTAGGTAAATATTCCAAACCATTCTTTAATTTTATTAGCTCGCCTTTCGTGAATTCATTCATACAATGCCTCTATTTCCCGCTTTATTTCCGTAAGCTCTTTATCTTCATCGCAATAGTTATCAATCATGGATTCGAGTTTATCTTTTAATGAATATGCCGCATCACCAATTATTACAGGATTAACACATCGCCATATTTTTAATAACTCATCTTTAGTAAACTCATTCATTTTAATTCTTTTCTATTGAAAAATCTTTTTTTTAATCCGCACACCTTCATGCTCTTTAGCAATCAGCAATGACAGCGGTGTATCGACTGTTTGTAACATCTCTTCTACCTTGCTTCTATTGCCTAAATGCATATACCATTTGCTGGCATCCAAACAATGCTTTTTAACAAATTGGCCATAGAATACGCGCTGGGCTTTATCGCTGGATGGTGAATAATGCTCAAAGACAGAACCTACAGCCCCGGTTTCGTCTTGGCATTTGTACGCACAATTAACCCTAAACCCTTTTTGTGTTCCGGATATGCCATAGCGCGCCTCCAGAACATTGACCTGTATTAATGTATTTTGAACGCGTGATAAAGATAGTTTGGCATTGGGGTCTATTAACTCACATCCACAGCTATGGCATAGACGTGCGGCAATATCATTTTGAGCGCCACATGCCTTACCGTCCGTTATATTCTCACACTCTTTAAACTCAAAATAGTAACTGCAGCGCTCCTCTTTTTCAGTCTCAACACCATCTGGTGTTTCTTTTGGAACCTTACCCACGCAGCGCCTAGCATGCTCCGTGTTCATTTCCATACAAGCCGGGCAGCAGATGACTAGGGGCTTATCTTGGTCGATGGTTTGTTTAACCGCCTCCAATAATACCGGATTATCCCAGTCCCTATGACGCTCGATATTCCCAGCAAAATCAAGAACCAGAGCGGTGGTTTTATTAGTAGCAGGTGAAAGGCGTAGCACGCGTCCCATTGTCTGGACGAGCAGGACAAGTGATTCAGTCGGCCTGAGATACGCAATGGTGTCGTAAGCAGGAACATCCACCCCCACGCTAATAATAGCGATATTAACCAAATAGCGGATTCGACCATCACGCGCTTTTTCCAAGATTTCTGTTCGTTCATGCTGCGGTGTTTCCCCTAAAATGATGGCCGAATCTCCCATAGGCAGGTGGCTTAATATTTCAAATGCGTGTTTTTTTGTGGTAGCAAAGAAAAATACCCCGCGCCGTTTCTGGGTTTCCATGATGTGAACTACCTGATGACAGATGAGCTCTGTTAAGCGTGCGCTCTTATCAACAACCGCCTCTAATTGCTTTTGATCGAACTGGCCGTTTTGTTTGATTCGTACCTTAGAAAAGTCTAGGACTAGATTTTTATCGACTTGAAACTGTGGCTCAATTAAATAGCCATCATTTATTAATTGTTCGGTGGTTATGTTCCCGACCTGAGTTTGGAACAAACAATCGGATCCGACGATAGCGGCTCCTTTGAATCTAAAGTTTGTTCCTGTTGCTCCCAGCACCCGCATTTCTGGGTATTCTTGTTTGTAATGCCTAAGGATCCGCATAAAACTACTGCGGTGATTAAGGTAATTAATAGCATGAGCTTCGTCCACAACAATAATATTGAATTTGATTCGAGCGATTCCATCATTTTTATTTATACCGTTTAATACCGAAACAGGCGTGCCAAACACTATGGGGGCGGTAGCATCTTTATATCCTAGTGCCGCACAATAAATAGATGCGTTACCTCCCTCATCAATTAGGGTGGCACAGTTATTCCGCACCAATTCTGCGTTGTTAACAAGGCATAAGGCGCGTTTACCCGCTTTTTGCATGGTAAGTAATATATTGGCAAGCATAAGGCTTTTACCAGCACCAACGCTTGCCATGAGCAATACGGGCTTATCATTAAGTTTTAATGCCTTCCAGCATTGATTTACTGCGTCTAATTGATAAGGCCGCAACTGTTTCATGATAATTCATTACACCCGTCTAATACCCAATTGAGGGCTTTGTTATGACCTGCAACGGCCTCATGCCAATGGGTGTATCTCTCCATATAAACATCATTACCCATGTCATCTTCATTAAATACCATGGTTTCAAATAACAAAGGTTCGCCTGCACTAAAGTGATTATGGTCTATACCAAGCCAGACGGTTGATATACGTTTACCGTTAATAAAATCCTCAGCAACATGTCTGTCCATCTCTTCATATTGCATAGCCCATTCGTCCCACGCACATCGTCTGTATGTGTGGTCGTCGTTTAAAAAATAATAGCTCATCTAAAATTCACCTGTTTCATAGTCTCTAAATTACGCTTAATGCCATCGAGTACCTTTTGATAGGAATCTGCAACAATTGCCATGATTTCATTGGCGTTAACCTCGTGATGACCTGTTTTAAGGTAATCGTCTATATTTTTAATGGAGGCGTTAATCATATTGAATAGGGTTAACTCCATGAAATCATGTATACCGCCACGTTGCGCATGCTCAAATTTAGCCAAGAAGTCTTTAAGGTATTGATGTGCGTTTAATACCTGATCTTGTGGCGTGATTTGTGTTGATCCATTTGCTTTGGTTAAATCATTCATTTCCAAGGGTTCTCCTCTTCTACCGCATCAATGCGATCTCTTGCTTCAGGATAGTTACCAGTAATTACTTTTATTAAATCGCGCATAATCCATGCCAATGATTCTTGATTGTCGATTATTTCCTTCATACAGCCAATTAATGTATTACTATGCCCTGCTACTTCACGATAACCTTTGGCCAAATCCCCTTTGTAACGCGCTAGCAATTCTATCTCTGGTTTTATAGTCTCTTGATACTGCATATTAAGATTCTCTTCATACATACGAAAAATTTCGCTTATATGGACTTTTTGCTCGTGAGATAATGTGTCATTCATTTCTACCTTCCTTAAAAATAGTTGGCGTCTCATCTTCTTCATACCAATACCAGCCGTAATAATCGACCATGTACGGTTTAATCCAGTCTAAAAACAATTGAATGTCATCGTCATAATTTTTTAAATCACACCTTAAAAACACATATTTTGTGTTATTCCAAGATGTGCCTTGCGTATAACGCAAAGCGAAAGGCGTGAAATAATGACTGCTCATATAGCCTATTTGATTCCATCGTTGACATTGGAAAAAAGGGTGATCCGGTAACTTTCTAACGCTATGCGGCTGTCCAATATCTAATTCAAAAGTGTCACTAAAAAAATAATCAAATAATTCTTGAATATCTTTTGGTAAATCGGGCTTGGATTCACCTTGAAAAATTAACTCTGTGTACATTCCCATTTAATAATTCCCAGAAATACCTTCTAAAATCACCCATGAAAAACCAAATAAATTACATTTTGTTATAAAGGCATCCACGTTTTCAGGCATAATATTTTTCACTAAAGCATCACAACATGGACAGCGAAAAATACTCCAATTAATCCCCTTTTTATCGAGAATCTCACAAAATTGATTTATATCTGCGCCCATTCGTCCTACGCCCGGAATAGCACTAAGCCATTCCGTTACCTTTTCTTGCGTCAAAACAGTGTCCGAAATTATTGTTTGATATGTTGAAAAATGACCGTTGTTTTGCGATCTAAATAAATAGTTCATCTTCATTAGTGTGTTTGCTCCGGCTTATTGGCTCCAAACTTAGCTCTAATGGCATTAACAATTATTTCCTTTAACTCATCAGGTAATTCTTTAAACTCAACCTTGATACCCGAATCATTATCATCATTATTTATATTTACAAAAAATGGGTTATCTTCAATGCGGCATTTATCCCATCCGTTTTCCTTTGCAGCTTTGGTTTGAAATACTTCATGCTGAACATCAAAACCCATAGTAAATAAGTGTCGGCTCATGTTTAATGACTGTTTAGCACCCATAAAAATGGCACCTAATCGCACCATTGACATATAGCGCGTAAATACATCGTTGTTTTTGTCTTCAACCGATTCAATATCCTTAACAATGTCATGCATTAAATGCGTCAAATCATGGCACATTTGTCTAATATGTTTTTCATCAATTTTTAATTCACTCATTTACTACTTCCTTATTTGTGGCACACCTTATTAAACTTACACATCTTGCACTGATACCAAAGTGGTGAGCCGTGAATCTTTGGTGGCGCAACAACTGCCGTTGAGATCATCAACGCCTTAGTTTCCAGTTTTTGATAAAATTCCTCATCAAATGTCACTAATTCATCGGAAAGATCACTATTATCCTTATTTAGTACAAGTATATATGTACTATGTATGCCACTCATTCCCATATAGGCTTGAATTTGCGCATAATACTGCGGGTTCCAAACCTTAACCCCTTTCTTAACAAAGATCTTAAAACTGGCATCTTTGGCCGTTTTAATCTCAATGATGGCATTGAATTTACCATCCCTGCCAATCCATACACTATCAATATGCCCCTGAAACGCAGGCACAGCCTTTGACCGTAAGGTGCGAACAGGCAATACGCCTAAGGTAATGCCCGCCTCATCCAACCAATCAACAACCAAGCCCTCGAGGCGCTTCCCTATAGCCCACGTTCGGCGCATCTTAGTAGGTACTTTTTCAGCCTTTATACCCTTGAATTGATACCAGATTTGACGCATGCAATCGGAACCAATACTGCTGGCCCCGATATAATCCCGCGAATCCCCATCATCAACCCGCTCTTGATACCGAAGTATCATTTTAGTTAACTTATCTCTGGTCATTAACCACTCCAATTGTACAAAACTTGATCAATTAAAAGGGTATATCATCATCCATCGAGGTATCTGTAGGTAAGCTGGCGTTATTCCGACTAAACGCGCTATCTATAGGCTCTCTTCCCGGCTGTGCGGGTGTATGAGTTACCACAACGCTTACGCCTGTTTCACACTTAAAGCCTTTGGTGTCGTGAATTTCAGCAATCCAGTTGTACTGGCGACCTTGATCGTTAGGCTCTGTTTCGCGTATTTTTATGCCTGCAGCCTTTCCTACAAATACATGTAAGTCTTGGTCTGTTGGTGGGCCTGAGTGTTTAGGTTTGGTGTTGTATAGCTGATAAATCAGCTTTAGCATGTTTAATGCGCGGTGGCGTGCTTTGGCCGGATCTTGCGCCATTGGATCGCCATATACTTTTAATTTCTGATCAACGGTAGCGCCTTTAAAATCGCCATCAGTAAGCACCCATTCGATCTTTAAAAACTTATTGCCTTGGTATTCATCATTAACAAATGAATCAATACGCGCAAGCGCCATCGTTCCGTCGGGTATTTGCGTTTTAAATTTAGCAAACGCATCGGCGGCACTCCCTGTGATTTCGCCCAATTCTGACTCCCAAAATGCTCCGCTCATTATTAATCCTCATCATTAAAGTAATTTTCAACAGCACCCTTTACCCGAACTAAATCGTTAGGTATTAGGAACTCCTCGAACATGCCCATTGGCGATTTGGCCAAAAAATCATTATCTGATTGGGTTTGAAACATGTACTCCCCATCTACAACCCGTGAGTGCAATACCGTAGTAAATAGCCCCTCAAGGGTAATTTTTTCATCCAGCAGCTTACCTATTGTTTTACACTTAGCGCGGCCTGTTGCATCCGTATCACTATGGGCCAAAATAAAATTGGTAAGGGTAGGGCGCGTTCCTAAGCAAGCGTTAATCGTAGACCAGCCGTGGTTAGCTAACTCGCTAAACTTATCAAAGCCTTTTTCTGAAACCCGGCGCATAAATTCATACGCAAGTATGTATTGCCAGTCATCAATGATTAATGTAGTTATATCAGGACGTGTTTTATCGACCATTTCAATACAGCGAATGACGTGTGACCAATCATTTGCTGAGAAATAGTTACCGTTTTTGTTTTCTTTGGTAACGGGTTGATAACTCTTTTTGAACCCTTTGAAAGGAAGGGGCTTGTCCAAAACATTGATAATGAATGTTGATTTTGGATTTAAATTGCGCAGGGAGGTGGATTTACCACTTCCCGATTGACCTATGACTAATACTGTATTAGACATTACACCCGCTCCTTGATTGTGATTCCTGCCTTGCCTGGCTTCTTATCAATTAACTCTGCTAGCGCATCACGTACCTTTTTAGGAGCGTCCACCATGAACTTATCACAAAGCCTTTTATCAACAGTATAAGATACCGATTCTTTTATTGGATTAAAATCCTGTGGTAACTTAACGCTGCCTGATTCATACAGTTTTTTATTAAGCGAATAAACAAAAGGCGTCTTCACTTCAATTTTCCACATCCCGTATTCGTATGATTTCTGACCCTCGTGGTCGTGTTCTAACGAACTGATAATCTGTTCTGTTAACTCTTCTTTGCGTACATTAAGCTTTGCAATTTGTTTGTTTACTTTTTGCAATTCGTTAATTTGTTCAGAAAAGCAATGTTCTTGTTCGTTTGTAATACTCATTTAATACCTCTTTACTTTACGTAGTCTGAGTCGGTATTGACGTGTGGTAATAATATTACAACTCTTGTTATATGTCAACAATTAAGATATACTATTTTTACATTTTAACAGTAGAGGACAATCTATGAGTAAATCAAAACAGTTAGGGTGGGTATGACTATGACACCACAAGACGTGAAACGGTTTTATAGCAGCACTTATAAGTTTAGAAAAGAAACGGGCATGTCGGCATCCACCCTCGGTAATTGGCTTAAATGGGGGTTTGTACCTGAAGATGCGCAATATAAATTAGAGCGATTAACACGCGGTAAACTAAAGACGGAGTGGACAGTAAATGAGTAAATATATCTGTTTATGTGGGGCTACGTATAAAACAAAAGAAATGTCCGAATTGCATATGAAGATGTATGAAGAGTTAGAGCTTCGAGAAGGGTTTGCGCGTCACAAGATATTTAAACAACACTGGCAGGCACGATTTGCTACGTGGTTTTTTAATTTTCCGTGGGGGCGGTCAATACGTTTGATAGGTGCTTATATGATTTTCGTTGTTATTACTCGTCATGTTGATTTTAGTTTATGGGAGGCGGTAGCGGTTGGTACTGGATTGGGATTGTATATTGAATAAACGGAGTTAAGGTTATGAGTAAAGAAGACAATATTCAAGAGGCTAAACAAAGCTTAAAGTCACACATTAAGTTTTTAGAGTCATTACTTGGTCATATCAAAGGAAATAATGAGGTGTTGAAGGCGCGCGCTATGTGGGCTAGCTGGTGTTTGCACCGGTACATTAACGATGGACTAGTATTAGATATAGAAAAGGCCATGAACGAATTCGGCGATAAAACAAAATAAAGGAGCGTTAAATGGATTTACATGCAAAATCACAGCAACTACTGGAGGCGCTGGCCAATTCGGTACACGATCGCGATCCGAAGAGTACAGAGCCGTTCTTTTTTAATATTAGCGATGTACATGTAGCGGAGCAGTGGTTAACCGAGTTTATTAAAGAGGTACAAAAAGATTGTGTTTTTGGTTAAATAGAAAAGCCCGGTATTATCCGGGCTTTTTTGATCATCATCATTAACTTTAGGAGGCAATTATGAATAATTTTTTAATCGTTACAAGGAAAACTATAGCATGTGTAATTTTTTATTAGAAGTTTTTGTTAAAAAAGATTATTTTATATGGATTGAGGCGTCCTGCCTCTAAAACAAATTTGGTGTAAATGTAGAAAGTTTGGCGACCTAAACATTTACTAATACAACGACTTAAATACTTTTCCATTGTATTTGTCGCGTTATGACGGGGCTATTATAACATGTCAAGATCAAAAGAGAACTATTTTAATCCTCAAAAATCGCATTTCATTCGTTACTTATATCAAGAAGGTCAAAGACAGGGTGTAGATAAAAACCCTAACTTTTATTCCGAACTAATTAAATTTGTAAATACACCCGAAGGTCAAGCATCTTTTGAGCAATTCAAGAGCATCGATCCCTATCGTTTAGGTATCTGCGTTCAATCCACACCACAGATAATTAACAGAGCATTCAAACTATGAGTATCGATGCAACTAATTGGGCTTGGAGCCAAAGAGATGTTACTCCATCTGAAAAACTTATATTGCTTTCTTATGCCGATAGAGCCGGGGAGACGCACGAGGCATGGCCTTCGTGGAGCAGATTAATAATAGACACAGGACTTGATAGAAAAACTATTTATTACGGTTTAACGTCCCTTCAAAAAAAAGGGAAGATGATAAAAACAGGAGAGAAGAAACGCCAAGTATATGTCTACAAGCTGGTTGGTGTAGAGGGGCGCGAACATAAAAACCCAGCACTAACCAGTTCCAAAAACGGAACTAGTGCCAAATCACCCACCAGTTCCAAAAACGGAACCGGTACCAGTTCCAAAAACGGAACTAGTGGTAGTTCCAAAAACGGAACTAAGAAACATCAGTTGAATCACCCAAGGAATCCAAAGACCGAAACCCCTTCTTTTTCTTCTTTTTCTGACTTCAAAACCCTTGTAACTGCGCTTGTAACAGCTACAGGGAAAAAACCAATTGATGTGTTAGTTGATGAAGTTATTTTTTACGCTGATAAGTTTCAAGAAAAACGCGATCCTATGGAATCGGTGAATATGGCAATACCGTTGATAAAATCAGGATTGTGGAAGACGCCTCATGGCTTTAAAGGCATTACATCTCAAGCAATCCGCAAACAAGACGAAGAATATGAGCAACAAAAACAGGCGCAGATCCAACAAGACGCTAAAATAGGGCGCGCTATTAACCAAGCCGTAAAGACAGGAGATAGGAAATCTCTTGCTGATATGTTAAAGGAATTTAAACATGATAACGCAACAACAATGCCAGAAACGGATATTCAATGTTGCAATTAAACTAGGGGTTAGCCCTAAGCTAATTGCAACGCGCCTCTTGAGTATTGATGACAAAAACGATATGGTAAACGGCTTAATACCAGACGAGGTTCTGGAAATAGCGGTACGTGCTTGGATGGATGCCGGAATGCCAGATTACGCAAACGGGCTTACAAATCCCTATAAGCCTGCTCCTGAATTACCTATGCAAAGGTATAGGGGTATGGGCAAGCGTTGAACTGGCGCAGGATTTACCGTATAGAATTTGATTTTTATTAACTAGATGGATAGAACAATGCAAAATGGAACTGTAAAGTGGTTTTCTGACCCTAAGGGCTTTGGATTTATAGAATCACAAGGAAAAGAGTATTTTATTCACTTTAAAGAAATTAAAAGTGATGGTTATAAAAGTTTGAAAGAGGGCGACAAAGTGCGTTTTACCGCCGAATCATCGCCCAAGGGTCCGGTAGCTAAGAATGTGTTTCTGGGTTATGCGGATTGACAGGGTAGTAAAGCCGTTCTATTTCTTTTCTTAGTTCGGCCTCTAACTCAATTATTTTATCTACTGTTGTCGATATTGGCTCTGATTGTAATGCCATTACAATGGCTCCATGCGTTTTACCTAGCAAAAATGAAACGCACGATAACATATGTTCTTCGTTCATAATTTCTTAAACCCCATAACCGCATACATATTCTCTAGTAAATGAGGCTTTAATTCCTCATTCATAGCGCATTCTTTTAACATCAAATCCATTAACAATTCTTGCGCGTTCAATAAGCCCTCCATTGACGATCCAATTTGTGCCGCAATCTTTGTAAATTCATTCATTTTATCGTTATTCATTAATACCCCTTACTTTATTACAACAAACACAGCGATCATTGTCGCGCGGATAATAACACGCATACGCCGGATAATAATCCATTAAAAAACGATGACCCTTTAGTAAACATTTTAATTTATTGAGCATCCTAGCTCCCTCCATTTTCAAGTAAATCAATATGGCCAATTACTGCAAACCTAGCCTCTTGTTCGGTATCGAAGAATTCTTGTGATTCAATGCTATCCGGGTATCCCATATAATCATCTTTTAAGAGAATTTCATAGGTATACCCCGGCTGAACCGGTAGCACCTGTCTATGAATTATATATTTATAACAACTGTAGTGTTCAATAGTCATTATGCAGCCTCGCTTTGGTTGTTTGCTTTGTCATAACTTGCTAAATAACGTCTGCAAAAATCAGCAAACGAATCAGCAGCGGCGGGGTGAATTCCTTTCTCATCAACAAGCGGTTCGCCGTGTTCGTCATCAATTTGTAAGCCAAACCCAAAGCCTTTTGATTTACTGACCCAAACGTCTAAATCTTCGGCCATCAAATCGTATAAAGTAATGTTATTCATTTTGTTTCCTTGTTTGTTTGTATGCAGCCATTATGCCAACACTTGGAACATATGTCAATACTTGTTATACAATAAATGATAAATAATTAGGCTTATGATTTATGCTATTGTTTATATGGCGCGTGGTTACTTGTTCACAGGGTTATTAACGGTTTTTGTGGATAACAATTGTTTGTGCTATCTTTACATTGTTGGTTGGGCTATCCCTATCAACAGTTATTAATCGATTAATAATTACTATATTACAGGGAGTTTAAAATGAGCGACGTTAAAGATTATACAAGCGCTGCGGATGCGAGCGGCAATACACATTATAACGGTGTGCCATCGGAATTTGGTAGACGCGTTGAATCTCAAAACAAAATGCAACCTAAATATTGTGAGCCGGGCGAATCAAGCGGCGAAATGAAAGGTGAGAAGCGTAACGAGCAGAAAGGGCCATAGTCATGGCTCTTAGGGACTATAAAAGCGTTCCAGTGGGGGAATTGGTTAAATATAGTGCTAATTCCCGCACTCATTCCGACGAACAAATAGCTAAAATTGTACGCTCTATTAACGAATTTGGTTTTACTAACCCGTTATTGATTGATGAGCACAATACGATTATTGCAGGACACGGAAGGCTGGAAGCTGCACTGTTAGCAGGCCTTTTCGAAGTGCCGTGTATTGTATTGCCCGGCTTAAGCCCTGAACAAAAAGCCGCGTTGGTTATTGCTGATAACAAGATTGCGTTAGATGCGGGGTGGGATAAGGCGATATTATCTGAGCAGTTTGACTTTTTAAAACAAACTGACTATGACTTAACATTAACAGGTTTTGATTTAGAAGAACTTTGTGAGTTTATGCCGGACGAATTACCCGATGCGTTTTGCGGTGATGATGATATACCCGTTGTTAGCGAAACACGCTGTCAAGAGGGGGATTTGTGGTTGCTTGGCGACCATCGGTTATTATGCGGTGATAGTACGGTTGCAACAGATGTCGATAGGCTGTTAGGTGGGCAAAGCCCCAACACGATGATTACAGACCCTCCTTACGGGGTGAAGTATGAAGCAGACGTGCGCGCCAAAGCGAAGGGGTCTAAAAAGACTGAACGCGAAGAAAACTCGAACATTAAAAACGGTGATCAGGCTGACTGGTTTGATGCTTATGTGTTATTTGCAGGTTCTGTGGCCTATGTCTGGCATGCCTCCGCTTTTACAGACGTTGTTATGGACGGCCTACGTCGGGCAAATTTTGATATTAAGCAGCAGATTATTTGGAATAAGAATGTCCACGCTCTCTCGCGTTCTGACTATCATTGGAAACACGAACCATGCTGGTACGCGGTCAAAAAATCAGGGGAGCGACACTGGAAAGGGGGACGCACCCAAATGACCGTTTGGGATGTGCCTAGTATTGGATGTGAGAAAGACAAAACCGCACATCCTACGCAAAAGCCCGCTGAATTGTTTGTACGCTCTATTAACCACCATACGAACCCCGGTGAGTATGTGTACGATCCGTTTGCAGGAAGTGGTACGCTTATGATAGCGTGTGAAAAGACAAAGCGGCGTGCGTTAATGATGGAGTTAGATCCGAAATATTGCGATATCATTATTCAACGCTACGAACAATACAGCGGCAAGAATGCCGTAAGAGAGGATCAGGATGGCCAGACCGAAATCAGGGAAGTCTAAGCCCCATGAACCCACCGATAAGACGCGGGCTGAGGTTGGCGCGCTTACAAGTTTTGGCAATACGCAAGAGCAAATTGCTGAGCATTTAGGTATTAACGTTGATACACTTGCCAAATATTACCGCGAAGAGCTGGATAACAGCGTGGTACGCGCCAATGCTAAGGTGGCCGCTAAATTGTTTCGTAAGGCCACTGAAGGTGATGACCTATCAGCAATGATATTCTGGCTAAAGACACGTGCTAAATGGCGTGAGAAGGACGAAGAGGGCGTGACCAACAAGAAATTGGTTGAGATGCTTATTGATAAGCTGGTGGATTAAAAGGATTTAAGCTGGATGAATGAAGAAAAGCTGATAAGGATATTAAAGTCCTTACCCTCCTTTGCTAAAAACTTTCTTATTATTCATGATAAAGCCGGGGCTGAGCGTAAGTTTGAATTCAACCGCGCCCAGCTTTATATTCATGAGCGCTTAGAGGCGCAATTAAAAGCCACGGGTAAAATTAGAGCGTTGGTACTTAAAGGCCGCCAGCAAGGCGTGTCCACCTACGTGCAAGCGCGTTATTTTCATAAGACTGTCACTAAGCGCGGTAAAAAGTCTTTTATTCTAACTCACCACGCCGACTCAACACGCGCCCTGTTTGAGATGACTAAGCGCTATAGTGAAAACCTTGATAAATCATTATTCCCCCAGCCTGACAAAAAGAACGACAACACTCTTATGTACGATGGGTTAGGGTCTGGATATCGCGTCGGAACCGCGGGCAGCGTTGAGGTTGGACGCGGCATGACCAATCAATATTTGCATTTGTCTGAGTATGCGTTTTACAAAGACGCTGCTAAAATTGGTATGGGCTTAATGAATACGGTCGCAGAGATTGACGACACGGAAATCATTAAAGAGTCAACTGCCAACGGGCAAAGCAATGATTTTTATGCCGATTGGGTAGCGGCAAAGAACGGTAAAAGCCGGTATCAAGCCATCTTTGTTCCATGGTATTGGCAAGAAGAATACTGTATTGATGACGCGTCGTTTATTCCAACGGATGAAGAGCGCGACTGGTTAGACAAGTTTGGTGAAAACGGCCTTAAGCCCGGACACCTGAACTGGCGTCGTATTAAGATGCAGGATATTAAGGGTGATTATGAGCAAAAGTGCCGTAAGTTTCGCCAAGAATATCCGTTTACCGATGACGAGGCGTTTCTTTCATCAATTACAGATACGTTTATACAGGTTGAGCACGTGCAAAGAGCGCGTAAGAATAAGGTAGATAGCCAGTCTCATTTGGTTATAGGGGTCGATCCAGCACGCAAAGGTGATGACCGAACCGGCATTATTAGGCGTCGTGGGCGGCGCGCTTATAAACTAGAAACGCATTACAATATTGACACCATGCATTTAGCAGGTATTGTTAAACGAATCATCGAGCAAGAACAGCCGAAACGGGTGTGTATTGACTGTATTGGCATAGGTGCGGGTGTAGTCGATAGATTGCATGAGTTGGGTTACACTGAAATAGTACTAGGCGTAAACGTTGCCACGCGTGCCGAAGATGCCGCGCAGTATAAAAATTGTCGGGCAGAGCTTTGGGATAGGGCGCGGGCGTGGTTTATACAAGATATGCCGGTTGAGATACCGGATAGCGATGAGTTACAAACCGACCTTTGTGGGCTTGGCTACAAATATGATTCAAGCGATAAGCTGCAGATTGAAAGCAAAGACGATGCTAAGAAGCGTGGCTTGTTGTCGCCTGATTGCGGTGATGCGTTTACGCTTACTTTTTTTGGTGGTGAATACGTTATGGACGGTGGCTATGAGGTCAACCGTTTGCCCGACCATACAGCAGGTCGGTTGATTTAAGTTGTAAGTAGGGATTATTTACATACATAACAAGGGACTGACATGGCCAAAAAGAACGAGAAAATTGCGCGACAAGCGCGTATTGCATGCGAAAAATGGCGCGCCTATTTCAAGCAAAATATCGATCTCTATCATTTAATGCACAATTTCGTTCTAGGTTCGCAGTGGGATAAAGACGAAGAGGACGATATGATTAAAACCTTTCGTAAAGTCCCGCTTACCGCAAACAAACTGGGCACCATGGCCAACAGCCTTCTTGGCGAGCAACAACAAAACACCCCGCAGTTACAAGTAGTCCCCATGACCGGATGCAACGAACAAGTAGCCCACCTTCGCGAAGTAATGACCAAAGATATTATGTTCTCAACCGATGCCACCACCGCTTATCAAGTAGCTGCAGGACAGGCCGCGGTCGGCGGTTTTGGGGCGTTTTGCGTCGGTACCGACTATACACATGCTAAGTCCTTCGATCAGGATATTACCTATTATTACTTTAAAGATGCTACGCGCTGCTATTGGGATATAGGTGCGGAATCAATCAACAAAACAGACGGCACGCTATGCGGGTATATTGCGCGTATGAGCCGGGCTAAATTTAAAGAGCTTTACGGTAAAGAGGTGGAGCAAAATATATCAAAAACCTCTAGTATTGCGGCCAGTGAAGAAGAAATAGCGCTCGCTGTACAGCCTAACGAAAGTGACGATCCGTTTAATTGGGCAGACGACGAATCAATATCCATCATTAACCACTTTGTTCGTAAGTATGAGAAAGATACGTTGTACAAGCTATCCAATGGCAATGTGTTAAACCAAGAAGAAATGGACGAGCTTATTGAAAAATCGCGTGAGGTAAACGCGCGTAATCAGCAAATGGAATTAGAACAATTGTTAATGGGTGGTGGTCAAAATCAACCCAATATGTCCAATCCTGAACAACAACCCGGACAAATGCCCCAAGACATGGGTGGATTAGCCCCGCAGTCTCCTGACGGATTTGGTGTTACGGGTGATCACGATATATTGCCGCAAGAAAACGGCATGGATGTTGACCGATATAATTCTGGTCAAG